CGGACAGAGACGGCCCGCATCCAGAACAGGGCGACACAGGACAGGTACAGAGAGGCGGGCTTCACGAAGTACCGCATCCTCGCAGAGCCTGACTGTTGTGACGTATGCGCAGATCTGCAGGAGCAGGTCTTCGACATAGATGATCTTGTGCTCCCGGCACATCCTAATTGCCGGTGCGCTATGGTCGCAATAACCGAATCACTTAAGTGAGGGGCGTGAGATACCGCAACTCGGGAAAGAAAGGAAGGGCTGTACATTATGGCAGAACTTGAAAACACAAACATCGGGGCTGAAGAGCAGACTTCGGAACCAACACCAAAGACTTACACGCAGGAAGAAGTAGACGCACTCCTCCAGAAGGAAGGCGACAGACGTGTCACCGAAGCACTGAAGAAGGCTGAACGGAAGCAGGCGGATAAGGCGAAGGAAGCAGAAAAGCTCGCTCGTATGAACGCGACTGAAAAGTATGAGTACGAACTCGAACAGCGTGAGAAGGCGATCGCTGAGAAGGAGAGGGCGCTCACACTTGCGGAGAACAAAAACGAGGCGAGCAAGATTTTAGCAGAGAAGGACATTGACCTGGCACTCGTTGACTTCGTGGTAGCGGAAGACGCTGACACGATGAACGAGAACATCAAGAAGCTCGACAAGGCCATCAAGGCAAGCGTGGCGAAAAGGCTCGCGGGGAAGTCTCCTGCGAAGGCTCCTGAGGTCAACGAGACCATCACGAAAGAACGATTTGCCAAGATGACGCTCGCCGAGCAGAACCAGCTGTACATCAATGATCCCGAACTATATCAGAGACTCGTTCAATAAGGAGAAACAAAATGGCAGATTTCAATTTCAATGGATATCCGAACTTTGTTCTTGAAAACAAGATCAAGAGCATCCTGTCCACAAAGCTGGACATCAACAGATTCCTTACGGCCGACTACAGCCTTGAGGGCACACCTGGACTCACAAAGAAGATCCACACTTACACCGGCACAGGCAACGCTGAAGTGCTCGCCAGAGGCGACGGCAACTCAAGCTTCATCGACGCCGGCTACGTAGAGCAGGAGTACACCGCGGTCCGTACGCAGGGTCAGGCTCGCTGGTATGACGATGACGAGATGTCGGATCCTGCACTCATCGATGCAAAGATGCAGTCTGTATCTGAGAGCATGGTCAACGCATGGACTGCAGCCGCGATCGCAGAGTACAGCAAGTCGCTCAGGACTCTTGCTTGCGACTTCAGCACAACCGCGAACAACTACCTGTTCAACCTGTTCGCTGACGCTCTTGCAGAGTTCCCGGAAGAGGAAGAGGACATCTTCGCACTCATCAACCCGAAGAATAAGGCGTGGGTCCGCAAAGCTCTCGCTGACGACCTCAAATATGTTGAGGCTTTCGTTCGTACAGGCTACATCGGAACAGTGTGCGGCGTACCGATCTACGAAAGCAAGGCAGTTCTGGAAGACTCCATCTACATCGGCAAGAAGGAAGCCGTCAAGGCCTTCATCAAGACCGGCGTAAGAGTGGAGCGTGACAGAGACATCGACACAAAGAAGAACATCGTTGTTGCTGACCGCTATGCGATCATCGCACTCGTCGACAACAGCAAGCTCCTGATGCTTGCAAAGGCGCAGAGCACAGATTGCGCAATCACGACATACACCAAGAACGCGAAGACGATCGCAGGAACATGCGGTACTGACTGCTTCCTGGTGCATGTTGTTGACGGCGATGGCGAAGAGTACGATGTTGTGCCTTCGAGCGGCGCATGGACAATGACCGCTAAGGCTAACCTCACAGCAGGTGACAAGATCAATGCCACAGCATTCGCAGCGGGCAAGGCTGCGAAGGTCGCAACCGAAGTCACAGTCGCATCCTAATGCGGGGAGGTAGCGCATGCTTGAAAGAATCAAACTGCTGTTGAATATCACCGATGAGTCAAAGGATGCGCTACTTAATGAGCTCATCGATAACGCTACTGAGTTCGCAACGAACTACACCAACAACGCGGCTGCCATCGAGTCGCTGAGTGGCTGCATCATTGCTATGGTCATATACGACTATAACAGGATGGGCACCGAAGGACTGACCTCTGAGAACTACTCGGGCGTCAGCTTCGGATATGCAAGCGGCTACTCGGACGACATCATGAAGCAGCTGAGAAGGTACAGGAAGGTGAGAGTCATATGACCATCACAAGAGAGCTTCAGAGCGCAACGATAAAGACCTACGGCACTACGACCGACGCTTACGGTCAGCTGATCCAGAGCGAAACGACCCGCACGGCAGACATAGCCTTCAAGGTCAACATGCAGCAGAATGTGCAGGACCCGCGCTATGTCGATGTCGAGATGGTCGGACTCACGAAAGACAAAAGCATCGTCCCGGGCGAGGTCGTCAGCTTCGCCCAGGGCGACTTCCGTGTCAAGTATGTGGTGCCGACAGGGAGGTGGCAGGAGCTCCTGCTGGCAAAGCTGTGAAGATAGTATTCGAGAACAGCACGGAGCTTATCGCCAAGCTGGACGCGTGCGAGAACATTGACCTCCGAAAGCCGCTTCTGAAGGTCGGCAACGACATTGAGAACCAGGCAAAGGAAAACTGCAACGGACGCTTCGCAGAGCCGACAGGCACACTCAAGCGCAGCATCCGCTCGGAGCTGGTCGGCAAGAACAGCGTCGAGATCGGCACCAACCTCGAGTATGCGGTCTATGTGGAGCACGGCACGGGTCTGTATGCCTTCGACGGACAGGGACGCGCCTCTTCAGCGGAGCATCCTATTCCGTGGACATACAAAGGCAGTGACGGCCTGTTTCATACGACTTACGGAGTGAGGCCGAGGCCTTTTCTCATCCCGGCATTCAACAGCAAAAAGCACAACCTAATCAAATACATCAAGGAGGAATACGATGATAGATTTTGACCCGAGCATAGTGGAGGCGCTTTCCGTCATCCTTCCTACCTACTACGAAAACTTCATCATTGAGGACATCCAGCTCCCTTGCATCACGTATGTGGAGAACAACAACTCATCATACCTTGAGGGCGACACGCTCAGATACTCGTATCTGAACTACACCATCAAGCTGTGGATGGACAACAAGAACCAGCAGCACTACCTTGCCGACATCGACGAGGTGATGAAGCGCATGGGCTTTGTCCGGAACTCCACGAACGAGATAGTAAGCGGTCGGATCATCGAAAAAATAATGGACTACGAGGCCATCGGCTATGAGACCCGAAGCCTCGAGGAAGGAGAATAAACAATGGCAGGAACTCTCTCAAAGGGCATCAAGCTCAGCTACAAGGCAGGCAGCGGCTCAACCTATACTGACCTGACTAATCTGCAGGAAATCCCTGATATCGGTGGAAGCGCAGACTCCGTAGAGGTTACTACTCTCGCAGACGATGCGCACATGTACATCAACGGTCTTCTCGACTATGGTGACAGCCTCGACTTCACATTCCTGTATGAGAAGACACAGTTCACAACACTGAGCGGCCTTACAGGATCGCAGAACTGGAAGGTGACTCTTCCGGGCACAGGCGGAGCGACTGCATCATTCGATGCGGAGCCATCGGTCAGACTGAACGGCGTAGGCGTCAACGACGCTATCACATACACGCTGTCGCTGAAGCCATCTTCGGCGATCACCTGGGCATAATTCAGAGGGGGGAGGCTTAGGCCTCCCCTGCTTTGTAAGGAGGTAAAAGTATGTATACGGAATTCACTGCGGGCGAGCGCACTTACAAGCTGAGGCTTACTACAAAGGGCATCGTATCGCTTGAGAGGAAACTCGGATATAACCCACTGCAGATGTTCATGGGCATAGATAGCGACGTGCTTCCGAAATTCTCGGACATGATCAAGGTGCTCCATCAGATGCTGCAGACATACGAGCACGGCATCACCGAGGACGATGCTTATGAGATCTATGACGCATACGTGGCAGATGGTCACTCTATGTGGGACCTCATTCCGGTACTCATTGAAGTCTTCCAGGAGGCGGGCTTCCTGCCGAAGGAAGGCGAGGGTGAGTCAAAAAACTAAATGAAGAGGAGCCCTCACTCCTCGAACCTTATATTCTGAAGCTTCGCAATGCCTCGTTGATAGCGGGCATATGCGAGGCTGAATTCTGGGAGATGACAGTCGGCGAGGCAGTGCGTGCGTGTGATGCATACAACGACCGCAGACGCGAAACGGCATATTTTGCCTATACGAACGCTATGACGGTCGGCCTGTTTGTCGGCTCGATATTCAGCTCCAAATCGCCTCCGACGCTCCATGATATCTACCCTGAGTTCTTCGAGGAAGAGAATGAAGAGGCGGAGCAGACAGCACAGGACAGCAAGTCGGTGGCAAACTTCATAAACTTCGCTAACGCATTCAATAGGAATTTTGACAATGGCGACAGAAAATCTGAAAGTGAAAATAACGGCTGACGCCGCACAGGCGAAGGCTGAAATAGGTAAATTTAAAAACTCCCTGAAGGATACCGTCGGGGCAGCTGATGATGCGGCCGCTTCGGCGGTCAAGCTCAAAGGTGCATTGACTGCTCTGGCAGCCGTCAAGGTCGCAAAGGCGATGATCAAGAACGCTATAAGCGTGGCGGCTGTGGGCGATGCTATCAAGGACAACGCCCAGAAGGTCTTCATGGGCACAACGGCATTCCAGGAATGGGGCTATGTACTGGAGCAGAACGGAGTCAATGCGAGCGCCCTGAAGATGGGCATGCGCAAGTTCTCACAGGAAGTGGCGGCCGGATCTGACACGCTGGCGAAGTACGGCATCACCGCAACGGATGTCGACACGGCATTCAGCCAGGCTGTGGCTACGATACAGAACATGTCGAGCGAGACTGACAAGATCGCGGCGGCAACGGAGCTGTTCGGTACAAGAGCGCTTGAGCTTATGCCGGTTCTGAATCTGACAAGCGCCGAGACGCAGACCCTGATGGCAAGCTACAGAGCGCTCGGCGGCACGATGTCCAATGAGCTCATCGCGGCATCTGATGTCTGCACAGACTCCATCACAGCGATGAAGGCGGCGTGGGGCGGTCTGAGGAATGTGCTCGCCGCATATGTCATTCCGGTCGTGACAAAGGTCGTGCAGTGGATAACTGTGGCGATCGCTAAGGTCAGGATCCTGCTTGCGGCCATCTTCGGCCTCAAGGAGACATTCGGCGGAGGCGGCAAGAAGTCGATTGCCGGCACAACGGCGAATGTAGCAAAGAACACCGGCGGCACAGCCAACAACCTCAAAAAGGCGGTCAAGCACGCGAAGGAGCTGCGCCGTACCATGATGGGCATCGACGAGCTGTCGAGGCTTGCGGAGAAGGCAACAGCAGCTGCTTCCGGTGGCGGCGGTGGCGGCGGAAGCGCCAGTGCTC